GATGACATCGCTAAAAAAAGGATTGGTCCTACAACTACACTTGACACCTTTAACGCTCAACTTGCCGAAGCCGCACGTAGATTAAATCAAGTAGCCGCTGGAACTGATCTAGAAAAAACCGCAATTGACAACTACGTTACCGCTTTGGGTAACGCTAACGCAGCAACAGATCGACAGAATAAACTCATACAAGAGCAGATTGATTTACGCCAAGCCTCGACACAAGGGGTTCAAGAACTAGCTGCCGTACAGCAGCACCTATACAACAAACAAGTACAACTAGAAAACTCAGAACTGGATGCTAAAGCAGCTGCAGTACAAGCTGCTCTAGACAAACAAGCTGCTGCCGCCGCAGAGAGTGCCGCTCAGATTGAGCTACTTAATAGGCGACAGGCTGATTTCATTGACCGCACCAATGAAGCGGCTCAGGCCGCGAGTCGTCAAACGGCCGAGTTCTATCGCCAGCAGCGTATAGCCAGAGAAGTCGCAAAACTTAATGCTGCTGCTCCGCCTCCACAGCTGCTACTTGCACCAGCAGCTCCTGGGGCACCAGCTATGAGCGGCGGCGCTCGTTCGTTGATTACCGGGCCTGTTGAGCGCCTTGGAGGTGCTCGAACGCAAGACCAGGCGGATACTGCCCTGCGCTTTGCACAAGCCTTAAAAGAGCAAGTACGCCCCCTATCTCAGTTTGTTCCGCTGTACGCCGGTATTTTCCAGCAAGCCGAAAAACTATCCCGTGTCAAAGCATTGCCGGATAGCGCAATGCTTAATGCCGCTGGACGTGGACTACAAACAATCGAGGGCATCGAAAGACGCCGCCTTGAACGCCTGGAGCGCATCCGACAGAAACTGCAGCAGATAGCCGAATACGAAGCATCTAAAGGCAGGATGGGTAACGCCGGCTTTGGCCCGCAAGGCCCTGCCATGCCCCCTGGTGGTATTCCAAAGAAAGGTGGCGGCGGGCTCGGTTTTAATCCGAATCCCAGTGGAGAGAACATGGCACTGGGCTTGGGCTTCCCGCTGCTGTTTGGCGGCGGCGCTGGTCAAGTGGCTGGCGGCCTTATCGGTTCCTTCTTCGGTGAAGGTTTCGGTGGGCAGATCCTTGGTTCCGCCATCGGCCAGATCCTCGAAGACGCCCAGCGGCGCATCACCGAAATCGGCAACGCGCTGGACATGCTCGACATGGACAAGTTGCGCGAAAGCGTCGTATTCGTCAACGCCGAGCTGGATACAACTGTCCGCCGCCTCATCGAAGCCGGCGACGCCCAAAAAGCCCAAGCCATCGCCGCTGACGCCGTGGCAACTCAAACCGGCATGATCCCTCAGGCAGTTGCCGACATATCGGGCAACGCAAACGTGCTCGTCAACATCTGGAACCAGTTCTTAGGTGCTGTATCCGGCACACTATCTATTATCGGCGTTCCGTTTGTTAGTGCTCTATCGCTAATTCTTAGCGGATTCACAAAAATTCTTCAATATACAAACCTTCTTGTCACCACAGTAGGTGCCTGGGGCGCATCGCTTGCTAGACAAGTAATGAATAAGTTTCCGTGGATTGCACGTTACTACAATCGCCTACTTAACGGCACAAAAGCCATCACGGAAGAGGAAGAAAAGCGCAACGCTGTGCTCCAAGCTGCCATCGACAAACAAGTCAACCAAAATTACAATACTGCCAAAAATCTGGCCCTTGAAAAACAACGCACTCTCGGACGCACTGCAGCCGAAAAACTCATCAACATCGAACTAGATCGCGGACTAGAAATCAATCGGATAAACGCCGAGTACGAAGAAAAGATCCTGCAATTCCGTAGAGATAACGCAGGTGCTACCGCAGCCCAAGTAGAAAAAGGCGTCCGGCAAATCCAAGTTGCACAAGCCCTAGCTATCGAGCAAGTACGCATAAAAACTCTGCTGCAGGAGCAGGGTTTAGCGATGGACGCTATTAACGAACGCTACGACCGCGCTGCCGAAGCCATCCGGCGTCAACAGACCGCCCTGGAGACAAGCAACAACGTCCGCCAGTCCCAGTTATCGGCCGAATCCGCACTCAACGACCTGTACGGCGCCCAACTGGAGCGCCAGTATCAACTCGCCACTACTTCTACCCAGCGGTACAACATCGCCATTGCTCAGTTCCAGCAGCAAGTACGTGCTGCACAAATTGAATACGTCCAATCAAAACTAAACAACCAGCTGCTCATACAAAGAGCTGCTATCGAAGCAAAACTTGCAGAGCTGCAGTATCGCAAGTATGTAGCACAAAAACAACTCACTATTCTTGAAGCTGCGCGAAACGGGGCAACCTCAAAGCAAATTGATGCTATCGCATCTGGTTACGACGTGCTCTTGGGTACGCAAATTGATGTTGTACAGTTCGCCTACGATCAAGTAGAAGCGGCTAAACAAATTGCAGCTAATCAAGACACCATTGCCGCAGCTGTGTATAAAACAAAAATAGTTCAGCTAGAAGGCGCACTTGCCCAAAAACTAACTACAACAGAAATAGGCCTGTCACAAAAGAACGCCGACAGCCTCGCCGGTTCCCTTGCCGTAGCAGCCTTCCAGGCTATAGATGTCAAGAATCAGTCTAGCCAACTTGCCGGTGTAATCCAAGTCGGAACTCAAAAAACACGCATACTTGCTTCCGCAATGTCCGATGTCGCGTATAACGCAAATATCGCTGCTAACAATATAGAGCGGGCTTTCCGTACTGGCGGACTAGCCGGCAGCAATAAACAACCAGCAGCAAAAACACTTAGGGGTTCGATAACAGTCGGCAATAAAACAACAAAACTGTATGCTGCTGATGGTGCTTTTTGGCCTGGAGGCTTCAAGGCATTCGCCAAAGGTGGCGTCGTAAATCGCCCCACGCTCGGCCTTATCGGTGAAGGCGGCGAATCCGAATACATCGTGCCCGAGTCCAAGGCCGCCGGTTTCGCCACCAGCTACCTCTTCGGCAAACGCGGCGAAGACGCCATCCCCTCCGAAGGTTCCGGCGCTGGAGCACCCCCTCTTACAATCAACGTAACCACCGGCCCGGTGATGGAGTTCGACGGCCAGCGCTATGTCACCGTGACCGACATGGAACGTGCCATGCGGTTGACCGCTGAAGGCGTGATCGGCCGTCTGCGCACGCCATCAGCACGCATCGCGCTAGGTATTGCCTGATGAGAGCGCAAAGCCAATACCTCCGTATCTATGACGCCGGTGGTACCACCTACCAGCGCTGGCAGAGCTACTACGCCAACACCAGCGTTACATGGTCCGGCGCCAGCTGGAACTACGTGCCGTTCATTGCTGATGGCATCACCGCCGGTAGCAGTGGCACTGAAGAGTCAGTCTCTGTTACCGCTGCAGCAACCGGCCTGGTGTTAGATGCGTTTCTTGCTGCCATCAGCGATGGCCGCCTGGTGGATCTCAGCATCTACCAGTTCGATTCCACCGCCGGCAACAACACACCGCAAGCTGGGCAAGAGCTGGTGGCTGCATACACCGGCCAAGTGGTTGGCGGCAATGGCGGATTGACTAGCCTGACCATACAACTCGGCTCGGCATTGTCTCCCGTTGGAGCGCAAGTGCCGCCGCGCCGGTTGACATTGGCGATCATGGGGCAGGGCATCAGGCAGTGAGCTTTCTCTCCTCCAGCGATCCACTGGCACTGCTGGCCATCCAGGCCGGTCAGATCAATGCACCAGCTGATGCAACCGCCGCGCAGGGCACCACAGAGCTGGATAGCCCGCAGCGGTTCGCGCAGATTGGTGAGCCGGTGCCGATCGTGTTCGCCCGATTCCGCAACAGCAAAGGCGGCATCCTGATCAGTCCCGGCGCCACCGAAGCACGCTTCGAGAATGACGCCAGCAACAACGTCACCGCCTATTACATGCTGGTACTGAGCGAGGGCCAGCTTGACAGCATCCCGGTCAAGGATGTGTTTCAGCGTGCCTGCCGCGTTGGCGCTCACACGCAGACCTACGACCGCAGGGCTGGCACCTGGACACCCGGCAACTATTTCGTGCAGCGTGCCGGTAAGGATTTGCCCGAGGCGCCGTTCTTCTGCGGCACCGTCGGCAGCTACCCCGGCATCAGCACGCTCAGCTTCAACGTCACCATCCCTGACGGCTTCGATCAGTACAACCGCCAGGTGCATCTGTTCATCCGTGGGGGCATGGCCGTGACCCGGATCTACGACAGTGTGACTGGGCCCAGCGACAACTTTGCGGACCTGGTGAAGTGGCTGCTGGTCAATACCAGCAGGGTGCCAGCGGCGATGATCGACAACACCGCCCTGCTGGCAGCAGCCACGTTCCTTGAGGTGAACGGCTTCACCTGCAACCTTGAGATCCGCGAAAGTACCAACTACTCCGACCTCGCCGCCAGGCTGGCGCCCTACTTCCTGCTGGCCGAGAGCAACGCAGGCGGCAAGCGCGGACTGCGGCCACTGCTGCCGGTGACTGGCGCTGGCGCCATCAAGACCACGGCAATCACGGCGGAGTACACCTTCACCGAAGACACCGTGCTGCCCGGCACGCTGGAGATCAACTATCTGTCACTGGCGGACCGGCAGCCGTTCGTGGCGCAAGTGATCTGGCGCCAGCAGCTAGAGAGCGACATTGGCATCATCCGCACCGCTGAGGTGCGCTACAGCGGCACCGCCGAAACCGGACCGTATGAGTCGCATGATCTCTCGACGTTCTGCACCAGCGAGGATCACGCCGTTAAGGTTGGCGCCTACATCCTGGCCAAGCGGCTTTACACGACGCACACCATCCGGTTTGCAGCACGGCCGCAGGAGCACAATACGCTGATCAGCGCTGGCGAAATCATCCGCGTGCGACTGGAGCGCGATAACAGCACCTACACCAACTCAGTGCATGACTACCTCTACCAGGTGGAGCGCATCACCAAGACGCTGGCGGGCGATGTGAGCTATGAGGCCACGCACTTCCCGATCGACGACCAAGGCCGCAGCCTGATCGCATTGGATGTGGCTGCTGC